CCATAGATTACTGCTGGGTTGTTTGGAACAAGGAGCATACTGGAGGATGCAAGATAAGCTGGGTAATCTGATGGAGTCAGAGGGGCAGAAGTACCTTCTGGTTAAGTGTGAAGTATGCGACAAATGTTGGTGCCTTATCGGCCAGTATCGCTGTATATATGGCGGGCCGTATCATGGATATGAGGAGAGGGACGATGATTCAGGATACCCTAGACAAGCGTGAGGAAACCCACGGCGATTACATTCAAGTCGCACACGTTACTCAGTCGCTCTTGGCAATCATGGAATTTTCCAAGAATTGGGACAAAATGGATGCGTTTCAAAGGGAATCCCTACACATGATCGCCGTAAAAGTCGCGCGCATATTGGAGGGAGACGCCTGCGAACTGGATCACTGGCATGATGTGGCCGGATATGCCACGTTAACTGAAACCGCGCTTAAACGTGTGCGCCCCTGAAGTAAGCTACGCCGTCCTGAACCACAACCAGTTCGGGCGGCAGCATATTGCCATTCTTGAACGTGGCTACTGCAAAGCCTGACGCCCAGTTGAATGGGTTGTCTTCTCCGTAGATGAACTTCTGTTCTGCTGGTCCGAAGTCGCTGATGGTGCCGCAGTCCACGCCATAGCGGCGACCGTTGTAGTCTGTTATCGGCGTGACCATCAGGCGGTGTAGATGGTTTGTAAAGATTGACCGCCCGCTCTTGAGGGTGTTGTTCCAAGTCGCGTGTATGCCGTTGTGATAGCGATGCTTCACCATAACGTCATCGTTGATTTCCGCCGACCACGCGAAGTTCCAAGCCGGGAAGTGATCCGGCAAGTCTGTGCCTTGGACACCGACATATTCGGGCGCAAGTGACGCCAGTTTGGCCGAGAAGCGCGTATCGTGATTACCCATGCACCAAACCAGCTTGGCCTTTGGCGGTGCTGCCTGCTCAATTTCTCCGACCATCTGCTGGCAGTATTCAATCTCGTCCCGCACATCCGGCATGTGGCTCCAGCCTGTTGGAGAGTGACGGCTGATTCGCGCTCCGTCAAAGATGTCTCCGTTGCAAATGATCGTCTGGGGCTTGTAGTGGCTGATGAAGCGGATCAGTGCTTCGTGGGCGATTGGCTTGTCTCCGGGCCAATAGTGAGCGTCACCGAAGATCACCGCCATGCCGTCCTTGATCGTTAACTTAATGCGTGAGCCATACTTTTCAACGTATTCCCGCGATGTAGCGCAGTCTGGCCGGTGCAGACCTGATGGCAGCTTGACGCCCTGCCGCCCTTCCACTTGCCTGCGCCTGCTGAAACAGGCGCGATGATTGATGTCCAGTTCCTTGGCTATGCCGGGAACGTAGCCCTTGTGGCGCAGCCAGCAGTCAATAAATTCTTGGTCCGTTGTTTTCTTACTCATGATCTTCCTTTGTCCTCAGTCCGAGACGCCACAGAACGTCCGCACATTGTTTGCCGAGTAGATCAACGCTTGCTTCGTCCAAGTGTGGGAACACTACATGCGTCACTTCATGGATTCCGATTTCAATGAGGTTCTTCCCTTCAAGATCAGGGTCAATCTCTACCCTGTATCTATCTGGATACGCCATTCCCCAAGCGTTCTTGTTCCGCTTTCGCTTGATAGAAATGCGCCTCATGGCAAGCGTCATCCCCACTGTTAATAATCATTAACAAATTAGTTAATGACTTGAATGGTTTAGTCTTAGTCTGTTATGATGACGGAATGAAGATTGTCAAGAACGCATGAATTGCTTACTTAATTGTAAAAAGCTTGATTTGCGGGCATTGCAATGCTGATCCAGAATGTTCCGTTCGCTGAAAGGTTTGGGGTAGACCCCTCAAAACCCATTGATGCAAATGGCACAATGAAGCAAATTGAGGCCCAGTTTTACGAAAATGATCTGTATGAATTTTTGAAGGCGGGATGGCGCTACATTGACCCCAATCCCTATGTGGATAATTGGCATCTTGAGGCCATCGCGGAGCATCTGAAGGCGGTGCAGCGCGGCCAAATCACGCGACTCATCATTAACCAGCCGCCGCGTACATCCAAGTCATCCATGCTGGTGGCCTTTGACCCGTGGGTCTGGGCGCAGACCGAAATCAGCGATACCTCGGGTCCGGGTGTCCAATTTTTACATGCGTCCTACGCACAGACGCTTTCAATACGCGATAGCGTCAAGACGCGCCGGTTGATTGAAAGCCCGTGGTATCAGGGATACTGGGGCAAGAACGTCCAGATTACAACCGACCAGAACACCAAGATACGCTTTGACAACGATCAGGGCGGCTACAGGCTGGCTACATCCGTGGGCGGCACTCTGACCGGCGAAGGCGGCAGCATCATCATCATTGACGATCCGCACAACGCTATGGAAGCCGAGAGCGAGGCGGTCAGAACATCAACCTTGGAGTGGTTTGACAACTCGTTAAGCACCCGTCTTAACAACCCTCGCACTGGCGCGATCATTCTGGTCATGCAGAGGCTCCATGAGGAAGACCTGACGGGCCACATTCTGTCCAGCGATGCAGGGCAGGACTGGGTGCATTTGATGCTGCCCATGCGATACGAAGCAGACCGGGCGTCTATGCTGTACCCCAACGTGATTGATTGGAGCGATCCGCGCACTGTAGACGGCGAGTTGCTTAACCCTGAGCGGTACGACGAGGAATCGGTAACGCGCCTTGAGCGCCAGCTTGGCCCATTCGGTGCGGCTGGCCAGCTTCAGCAGCGGCCTGAGCCGAAGGGCGGCGGCATCATCAAGCGCGATTACTGGGTGGACTGGGACAAGGAGAACTACCCACAGGTCAGTTACGTTCTGGCGTCCGTAGATACGGCTTACACCACCAAGGAGGAGAACGACTTTTCAGCCATGACTGTGTGGGGCATCTTTGAGGATGATAACGAAGTACCGCGTGTGATGTTAATGAACGCTTGGCGGGCCAAACTGGAACTTCATGAATTGGTTGAGAAGATCGCCGCAACCAACAAGAAGTTCAAGGTTGACCACATGCTTCTGGAAAACAAGGCGGCTGGCATCAGCGTGGCTCAGGAAATACGCCGTGTATATGGATACGAGGATAGTGGCGTTCAGTTGGTGGACCCCAAGGGACAGGACAAGGTGGCCCGCGCATACAGTGTGCAGCACTTGTTTGCAGATCACCTGGTGTATGCGCCTCTTAACTTCTCTTGGGCTGACATGGTTGTTACCGAGTGCGCTGGGTTTCCGAAGGCCAAGAACGATGACCTTGTAGACACTGTAACACAGGCGCTTCGCTTCCTACGCAACACTGGAATGTTAACGCGCGGTTCTGAGCGTACAGCGGAACTTGCAGATGGCCTTGCTTTTAGGGGCAATTCAGGCGATAAACCTCTCTACCCAGTGTGAGGTTTTTACACATGATCCGTGTGCAAGCGTATATCGTCGGCCAGACTGGCGATATTTATCACGTTGAAACCCTCACTGAAGGGCATGACGCGCCGCGCCAGCACAACATCGTGGCTAAGAGCGAAGATGAGGCGGCAATGTCTGCGATTCGCCGCGCAGAAGAAACAGAAGAAATGTTGCAGAACGCAGTGAGGCTGAACTGATGCCCGTTCCCGGTCTTAACCCAAACATCCGCCTTGTCCCTGAAGCCCAAGAGGAGATCAACCTAGATGATATTGTCGTTGTTAACGCGGACGAAGGCGGTTCAGACACAGAACTGGACGAGGCAGGGAATGTCCTGCGTATCCAACACGCGAACGGAGATGTCACCGTCAGTATTGACGGAGGTCCAATTTCCAGAGCAGACGAGTCCAGTGAACCCGCCGGGTGGTACGACAACCTAGCCGAAGAAATTGACGAGTTGGAACTGTCCCGCATCAGCGGTGAGTTGCTGCGCGGCATTGAGGCAGACATCCAGACCCGTTCTGACTGGATTGAGGATCGCGCTCAGGGGCTAAAGCTTCTGGGCCTGAAGATTGAACTTCCCGGTGTGCAGGGTACAAGTGATGGCGCACCCGTAGAAGGCATGAGCAAAGTTCGCCACCCGCTTTTGCTTGAAGCTGTTCTGCGTTTTCAG